CTTATATCAGAGAGTACTGCATCTAATTCAATCTCTTTATCATTAACAGTGTAAGTATTCTGCTTATAGGATACTTCTGCATTAATGTCAACTTCTAATGGATCTAAACCACTATCCTTGATTAACTTCTTAATAGCTTCTTTATCTCCCTTATTAATATCAATAAGGTATGAAAGCTTAGATTCATCTAGAAGACCATTATTCTCCAACATCTTTACTAACTTAAGATTAGGCTTAAGAGCAGCCATCTTCTTATTATAGTTAGCACCCATTTGCATGAGTTGTCTTACGTCTTCAATACTATCTACCTTCATCTCCTTACCATTAGCTTTAAATGGTTTAAAGATCTCTTCATAGGCAGTCTTGAAGTCTACTTCTTCTTGTGTAGCTTCTTCAGTCTCCTCAGAAGCCTCTGTAGCCTCTTCTGAGCGTACTTCTTCGCTATCTGGTACATCGGTATCACTTTCCTCACTGAGAGGCTCTGAAGCCTCTACAGAGGCTTCTACGGGGGTATCTGATTCCTCTTCTACTTCCTGGGATACTTCCTCTGCTGATACAGGTTCAGAAGGTACAGGAAGTTTAGAGAACTCTTCATCTGATAGGGCTAGAGTATTATCCATGATTACTCCTCAGCCATAAGCTCACGTCTAGTTTCTTTATCTTCCTCCAATGACTTCTCCATCATTCTACCTAGAGAGATTACATTGGATAGGTATTGTCTAAAGTAACCAATAGCGTCAATAGACTTCATAATAGTATTCTGATCTTCTGGTTTCTGAAGATTAGGATCAGCCTTAAGTAGAACCAATCTACTAGCTTCCTCTTCAAAGTAACCCTTCTCAATTACATCAATGAAGTCTTTATTCTTATGTAAGTTGAAAACACTATTCATCTTATTAACGTACTTCTCAGCTTGTTTAATACTGATATCAATGGTTTCAACTGTATGTGCTTGGTTCATCATGTTTCCTTTCATTAATTAAGAGCTATAAGGTTGCTCTATACCCTACTACTATTACTAATAATTAAATAACTCTAGGAGTTACTGGATATACTCTATAGGATTCTAAATATTCAGGTATTTCATTTAGAACTCTCATATTAACATGATAACCATCCATAGGTGTTACTAGAGGATTCTCAGGGTCATCAGTGGGTGTGACTGTGTAGAGCGTACCGAGTGGGTATAAGCCATGTGTCTCGCTGGATTCTACCCACTGATCTTCTTTGCGGTAGTCAGCCAGGACTGAGATTGCTTCTGATTCATCGGCGAATTTCAGAAAAAGGGTGGTTGTCATTTTGATAGCTCCTGGAGTTGGGTATTAGTTAGTAACTTTGGTATGAAGTAAAAAAACTTCAGACTACCATTCAAATAATTAGCACCGTTACTCCCAAGTTGCAGTACGTTTATTGCTGTTCCTGACATATTGCCAGAGGTATCTGATAAAACACTAGCTCCATCAGAACTCATGTTGAAGTTGTTTAACGTATTAAAACCAAATGCAAAAGCACCACCTGTATTAGTGTTAGTTGTTGAATCAACTGCATACTGAAAGACGGAAGAAACATCCTGTGCTAATGCCCTTATTTTCCTTGTTCCAGAGTAACCCATCCTTGCAGCAATCTGTTCGGCAGTACCAGTTTTGGTTACTCTAAATATCTGATGAACAGAATCAGAGGCACTTGTCGTGTCAGGTATGTGCCAGCCAACCAAAAACGTCCCCTCATCCTGTCGATACCAACTAGAGAATTTACTACCACTGACACTGGCATTCTCAGCAGCACGCGTTACTGCTGATCCGGCAGTAGGTATCCAAGGCGTCGGTGTGACCTTTGCCTCAAGATTTGCGTATTTGCAAGTCCCTGTAACTGTCAGCGTAAGCGTACCTGCCGTTGCAGTAAAAGTCAGAATACTGCGAACAGGTGATGCACCAGCAGATGCAAGCGTGCCCGTATATGTGCCGCTTAAAGCAATGGAGCCGGTTCCGTAGTATGACAGTGTATAAGTGGTTGCGGCAGTAGTCACAGACTGCGTGCTCAGTGTCTCGCTGTTGAGCAACAAGTTGATTGATGATTCCCATACCCCCAATCCCAGGCTCTCACCTGTAACAGGGTCATGATCAAACGCAGGAGCGCCAATGGGTGCGTATTTAAGCAAGCCATCAGAATCCCAATAGGTACGCTGTCCTGCTGCTGTATCAAGGCGTGAGAAGTCAATCAGAGGATTGAGGCGCTTGGTGTTGGCGAAATGTGATATGAAAGTTGGTCTCATTAGAATGACTCCCAGTTAGTAGCAATCTCAGGAACCACTCTCTTAGCAGTACCTGCTGTTATTGATAAATTACCAGCAACAGTATCTATAGTATCTGAACCCAATCTAGCTAATGTTACTGTGGATCCTGTTTTAGCTTTAACAGTTACATTAAATCCTCTAGATAAGTTAAATACAAATGTACAGTCTGGCAAGGTAAGAGTAGTAGTACCACTTACAATAAACACCTTACCACTATCAGAAGGCAGGATCTGATAGGCAGATGATTTAACCTCTACGAACATCTGAGCAGGAATCATATTAAGATCAGTGAATGCTGCTGATCCTAATTGACCTGATAAAGGGAATTCAGTTAATCCAGTACCTTCCTGACTAGAAGGCATAACTAGAGCACTAGGTGCTAGTGTACCACTTACGATATTAGTTACTTCTTGTTTAGTATATAGATCTGTTTTAGGGTATAGACCTAAAACATCTAATACATTTTCACCACCTTGTTTTAATTTAGTAAGTATTGACTTAGTACTTTCCATATTTAACCTTTCTTACTGTTAGATTTAAATGCTTCTAATTCTAGTGCTTTAGCTTGATCTAATCCACCTTCTCTCTCTAGGAAGGTTAGATCATCTAGATCAGCCTTAGACTTAGTAGCCTTAGCTTTAGCCATCTCATTAGCTGCTTTAGCCTGCTTGAGTTGACTATCAATCTCATTCTCTGCTCCTTTAGCCATTTCATTACGTACCTGAGCCTCTAGCAGCATTACTTCTAGTTCTGCTCTCTTTTGAGCCATTGGATCAGGTTGTGGTTGGAACTCTTTAATCTGTTTAGCTAGATCAGGCATCTTTCTTAGTCTAGCAATCTCAGACAAGATTAACTGACTAAATGCTGGACCCATAGATTGAGCAGTAGTCTGTAGCATGAAAGCTAACTCTTCTGCTTTCTGGTTATCAGCTTCAGCAGTACTAATAGTAAGTCTTAAATCATAGTTACCAGGAAGATCATCTCTTCTTACTGGAATAAACTCTTCATTAGTTATCCTAATGATTTCTTCTTCTGATAGGAAGTCTGCATTCATGGCAATGATCTTCCTACCTATCTGCTTAACACCCTCTGCAAGCCTACGTAAGATGCCTAGCTCACGTTTAGAGGCTGCATCCAGTGCTCCACGTACTCCAGTAGCAGTTGATCCTAATCCTGCCCCTGAGATACCTGTATGGAAGCTCTTAACACCTGTAAGACTCTCTGCTTCCATGTTCTGAAGATTAACCATGTACTGAGCAGAAGCAGGAATCTCTGGGTATGTGTGCATGTAAAAAGCTTGTCTAGGATCTACATTAGAGTTGAACTCATAATCTAGTCCTTTATCAAACTTTCTCTTATTAGTAACATCTAGAGCATCCTTCCTAATAGCCATCTGACCATTAGCAGATCTACCCATTACATCAATCATCCCTCTAGTTACAGCACCTAAAATCTTTTGATTATCCTCTAATAGAGATCCATCTGGTTCACCATATATAGACTTACGTACAGGTAAGTATTGAGTAAGAGTAAATGGTGGTTTCTTATCAGGGAAAGGATTCTCTTCTAGTCTAATAAGGACATTATCTACCCAAGTAGCTACAATAGGCTCTGCAATACCATCACCATCAATATCCCAATAACCCCAATACTCATAAGCTACAAACTTTTTACGAGGTTTATCCTTGAAGGTAAAAGCAGAAGTATCTTGAGTAGTATGATCTGGATCACCTAATACTGAAGAATTATCAATAAGTAGAGCATCTAGATTCTTATATCTACCATCCTTCTTTAACTGAGATAAACTAGTCTCAAAGCTATATACAACAAAACTAGCTTTATCTAGATCACCTTCACAAGTAGGATCAATAACTACATTCCTAATATCTAGTACTTCTACTGTAGGATGATTCTTAATAATCCTAGTCTGCTTAACCATCTGAGTACCAGTTTGTACTTGTTGCATACCAGTTTCCATATATAACTGGTGAGCTTCCTGTATTTCAGGAGGTACTTGTTGAGCAAATCCTTCTGGATCTTGTTGCATCATCATGTGTATCTGCTGATGTTGCTGAAGAATACTAGGATCTTGTATAGGTACTAATTCAAATACTGGTTCTTCTACTTCTACTTCTTCTTCCTCATATTCCCAACCTACCCTGGTAATAACCGTACCTTCATCTACTGCTGCTCTTACATATTCATCAATAAACTTAGTCTTATTAATCTTAGTATTAAACTGGTTATTAAGTACTAGTTCATTCTGTATAGCACCTTCCTTATCCTCAAAGGTAACTGGATCTACATTAAACAAATCATCAGTACTTAGGAATGGTTCTGTAAGAGCAGAATATCTCCATTCAGCTTGCTTCCTAATAAGCTTAGGAACAATAGAAGACTTACCTTTAGGTGTTTCAATCTTAGCTGAACCAGTAACATTAAGGTTATCTAACCAAGTATTAACTTTAGCAATCTGTGCTTGGTGATTAGGTTGTGCATCTCTAAAGTCTTGCTTTAGGTCTAATATCTTAGGCTCATTCTTCCACTGAGTAAGTGGTTGAACTACTGCTTCCCTAATATCAAATACTTCATCATCTGGTTTGTCTAGCATATTAGTTTCCATTAGATAACCTGCTCATGCCAATTTAAGCCAGCACGAATATTACTAGTACCTATAACACTTGTACATACAATAGTAACTGGTACTTGATTAGCAGCAAGGTTATCAATCTTACTAAGTACTAATGGGTTTCTAAAATCTAATCCACCAGTACCAATACCCCTAGCTGCACCTGCACCAGATATAACCTCACCAGTAATAATAGTACCACCACCAGTAATAGCAGTAGCAGATACATCATATTCTACAACTGAATTCTCTGGAGTTACTATACCAGTACCACTGCCTGCTCCTGTAGCTACAAAAGATATACCTACTGTATTAGAAGCAGCACCAATCAAAGTAAAGTCAGTAGATCCAACAGAAACAATCTTATACCTAATTCCTGTAACTAATGTACCTGCTACTTGCGTATTACCTACAGGTAACCAACTAGCACCTGTTAGAGTACCTCCAACAATAATCTCATAGATACTAGGATTAGTAGAGGCAGTAACCCAAAAATCATCCAACTCAATATGAGCACGATTAGTAATACCTTGAAAAGTACTTGAAGGTCTAATTGAGAATACAGGTCTACGAGTAGTTACTGCAATAGATCCTATACCTGGATTTTGTGATTGTGGATATCCCCTAGCTTCACTTGCTCCCTCAGATTGAACTGATACACAATTAAAGTAAGAAGTACCACCAGCATTAGCATTAGTAGTGGATAGAAATACTCCACCACTAGAATCAAAGTAACCAGCATCTACTTTAGTTTGTGATGCTAGAGTTTGTTGTTGCCATCTAATAGGAAGATTAAATGTACCTGTATAAGGTACAGAAAGTATATTAGCGTTAAGAAACTCATGAGCAGGATGAATACACCCATCAATATCAAAACCAACTAATACCCTACCTACACCTAACCATTGAGCACCAATAACCAGAATCTGAGTCTTGGTTAAATCTAATACGTATTTACTTGGTCCTGAACCATCAAACTTATCAATATTCCACTGACTCTGAGGAATACTTCTAATATCTGAAGGAGAACCAGAAGTACTAGTTCTAAGTACAATAGAAGCCTCATAACTAGCATTAGTAGCAAATACACCAGTTAAAAAGATTAAGTGACCATATCCAGGAATATACCTAGTATATTGTCTAGATTGAAGAATAGAGTAATGACCATTAGTAGCAGATGTAGTAATAGGGGTTAGCTTAGTATTAACATCCCTAGGACCCACACTATTACCAACAGAAGATACAGAACCATTAGGTGAAAGAATAGTAGGTAATGTTCCATTAGCAGTACAGTCCCATGTACGTAGAGTATCTAATCCATATTCTTGTTGTGAATCAAATAATGTAGAAGCTTGACTTACTCTAAGCCTATTAAAACTATCTAGAAGAATACCATCAGTAAAACTAGCTAATACCTTGGCTTCACCATTATCAGTAATAGCTAAGGAATTACCAGTTCTGTCATCAAATAAGAAAGGCATAGTATTCTCCTATTTAACTTTTCTAAGATTAGGGTTAGCTTTCTTAGCTTGAGCACTAGCTCTACGAGTAGCTGCAGCTAGAATTGCTGAAGCTTCCTTCTCACTAACATCTTGCTTATTAGCTATCTGCTTGGATACAGCTTTAAATCCAGGGTGTTTATTCATGATGTTAGATCCTCTAGAACCCTATCGTAATCAATAGACAAGTTATATCTTGTTTTAATAAATTCAGCATATTTAGAAGCTTTATCTGGTGAATACTTCAACTGTTCTTTATAAGCTTCTAATTCACTCTTATAACGATACTTAGCACTAAACAAGTATAGAAAAGGATGTAAAGCCAATGTTTTAAACCATTGCTTAACATGTACCTGTTCATGTGCAAGTAATCCTTTATCTTCTTTATACTTAGGTCTTATAAAGATAAGTGGTCCTCTAGCACATCCAACAGCCCAATCATCAATAAATCTATCTGTATAAAAGACATTAATGGCCACCATGTATACCTCCATTATTCCACCAGAAAGCTACTAATAGACCTAATACTGTTATTAATCCTAACACACCTTTAGTTACTAGTGTCTTCTTAAGCTCTCTAAACATTTCTGCTCTGTCTCTCGACTC